CAGCAGCGGCATCTGATGGCCGTGTACAGGAACTACCAGCAGAAGTTCGTCACAGCAGAGCGCCAGGCGAAGCTGCTGGAAAAGAACAAGGAGGCCGTGGCTATATGAACAACTCACAACAGGCAGGTGAAGTCCTTAATATATCAGACCATCACCTGCTCATCCAGAACAACGGCGAGCTCCTGATCTCCACCGGCAAGAGCCGCTTCGAGACAAAGTGGAAAAACAAGAAGATGCTCTGGTCAGCTCTTCTCGCCAAGCTCTCGAAGTCGGTCGAGACCCCGGAGACCCATGCCGAGTACATGAAAATGTCAAAGGAGCAGCAGGACAACATCAAGGACATCGGCGGCTTCGTCGGTGGCCACCTCAAAGAAGGACGACGCAAGACCGGGAACGTCCTGGCGCGTCAGATCCTCACCCTGGACTTAGACTTCCCTCCGGCGGACTTCTGGGATGCTCTCATGAACAACCTGGAGCTCGATGCTGCCATGGCAGTCTACTCCACGCACAAATACTCAGAAAAGACTCCGCGCTATCGTCTGATCATGCCGCTCGACAGAGACGTCACTCCGGACGAGTATGAGGCTATCGCCAGAAAAATCGCGGAGAAGATCGGCATCGATTACTTCGACGACTCCACCTACCAGCCGACCCGTCTCATGTACTGGCCAAGCAACAGCACGGACGTGGTGCCCTTTTTCAAGTACTACGACGCGCCCTTCTTAAAGGCTGACGGGATCCTGGCTGAGTACCCAGACTGGACGGACACGAGCTTCTGGCCGGAGTCGTCCAGGATGACAGGCATCAGGAAGAAACAGGCAGACAAGCAGGGAGATCCTCTGGAGAAGAAGGGCATCGTGGGCGCTTTTTGCCGCACGTACACCATCCCGGAAGCGATCGCCAAGTTCCTGCCGGAGATCTACACCCCGACGGCCAAGCCCGACCGCTACACCTACGCACAGGGCTCGACTGCTGCCGGCCTTGTTGTATATGACGGCGAGACCTTCGCCTTCTCGAACCACTCAACGGATCCGGCCAGCGGACAGCTCTGCAACGCCTTCGACCTGGTGAGGATCCACAAGTTCGGAGACCTTGACGACGGATCCGAAGACAAAAACGGAAAAGACAGGCCCAGCTTCAAAGCGATGGCCGACTACATAACAACCGAAGACGATCAGACGAAGCTCACGCTCGCCCAGGATCAGAAGGCCAAGGCCGTCCTGGACTTCGAACAACCGGCTCCGGATGAGATCGACGAGGACTGGGAGACGAAGCTCTCCAGGAACGAGGACGGAGCTGTCCGGGCACTGATCACCAACGCGGTGCTCATATTACAGAACCATCCGGCACTACAGGGGATCCGCTTCAACGAGCTCTCCGGGGCCATCGAGGTCAAGGGCAAGCTCCCCTGGAAGCGTCCGAACAAATACTGGCGAGATGCTGACGATGCTCAGCTCTACGGCTGGGTGGCTGATCAGTACGGCGTGCAGTTCCCGGAGAACAAGTTCACCAAAGCGCTCACCATCGTCGTGGACCAGCGCCGCTTCAACCCCTTGAAGGAATACCTGGCAGGGCTCCCGGAGTGGGATGGCGTGCCGAGAGTTGACACCCTCCTGATCGATTACCTGGGAGCAGAGGACACCGCATACACCAGGGCAGTCACAAGGAAGACACTGATCGGAGCCGTGCAGAGAGTATGGGAGCCCGGGTGCAAGTTCGACACCGTCCTGGTGCTCGATGGCAAGCCCGGCATCGGCAAGAGCACCCTGCTCCGGAAGCTGGGCGGCAAGTGGTTCAGCGACAGCCTCAGCCTGGCCGACACCAGGGACAAGACCGCGGCGGAGAAGCTGCAGGGCGTTTGGATCATGGAGATCGGCGAGATGCAGGGAACCCGCAAAGCTGACGTTGACATCATGAAGGGCTTCATCAGCAGACAGGTGGACGAGTACCGTGCGGCATACGGCCGCGTGGTCGAGAGGCATCCGAGGACTGCGATCATCTGCGGAACTACCAACAGCACGACGGGCTTCCTCAGGGACACCACCGGCAACAGACGCTTCTGGCCGGTTCCGGTGAACGGCGGCACCAAGTCCGTCTGGGAGATGACGGAAGCAACCAGGGCGCAGATCTGGGCGGAGGCCATCGTCTATGCAACGGACGGCGAGGACAGCTTCCTCGATGCAGCCATGGAAAAGGAAGCCGAAAAGATGCAGCAGATGGCGCTGGAGTACAACGAGCGCGAGGGAGAGGTCGTGGAGTACTTAGAGACCCTGCTGCCTGAGGACTGGTACAGCTGGGATCCGGACAAGCGCGTGGACTACTTCCAGCAGCGTGACACCCTGAGCCCTAAGGAAGCAGAGGGCACGATGAGACGCGACCGAGTGAGCCCGATGGAGATCTTCTGCGAGTGCTTCGGACGTCCAAGAAACGCCTGGAGAAGTTCGGACAGCTATGAGATCGCCAGCATCATGGCAAGGCTCCCGGAGTGGGAAAAAACAGGCAAAAGGCTCAAAATTGCGGGCTACGGACAGCAGAGACCATACACCAGGAAGTTGTCACCCTGTTAAGTTGTCACCCGGAGGAGGTTGTCACCCAAGCTGATGATGGTGAAGGGGTGACAACCGAAAGTTGTCACCGGGGTTGTCACCGAAGTTGTCACCCTTAAAAAACCGCATAAAACAAGGGCGCAGAGCGTGTGGGTGACAACTTGACAACTGTTTTTTATATAACATTTGTTTTAACCCTATAAACGCGCATATTTGAGCGCCCGCGGACGAATACGCGTATATGATAAGCAAAAAATTTTGAGGTTGTCACCCAAGGAGGAAACAATGCGAGAAAGAGACATAGAAAAATGGCTCCGGCACCAGATCGAGAGCATGGGAGGGCTGGCCTTCAAATTTTCGAGCCCGGGGAACGACGGAGTCCCGGATCGTCTGGCCGTACTGCCTGGCGGGATCATCTACTTCATCGAGTTGAAGACTGACAGAGGGCGGCTGACGCCGATCCAGAGATGGCAACAGGACAGACTTGACGCCCTGGGCGCACAGGTCAGAACGATCAAGGGCATGGACGGGGCCGCGGAGTTCATAGAGGAGGTACGGGATGCAATTCAAAGCACACGACTATCAGAAAAGGGCCATTGATCTGGTGGTGAAGCTCCCGAAGATCGGCCTGTTCTTAGACATGGGACTGGGGAAGACAGTCATCACGATGACAGCAGTCCAGGAGCTCATGTATGACCGGTTCGAGATCTCGAAGGTGCTGGTCATAGCACCGAAGAGAGTGGCCGAGGACACATGGACGAGGGAGCACGCAAAGTGGGACCACCTCCGGGATCTTCGGATCAGCAAGGTCATCGGAACAGCACCACAGAGATGCAAGGCGCTGGAGCAGGACGCTGACATCTATGTGATCGGCAGGGACAGCGTCGTCTGGCTGGTGGAGCATTTCCAGAAGACCGGCTGGCCGTTCGACATGGTTGTGATCGATGAGCTCTCGAGCTTCAAGAACCCACAGGCGAAAAGGTTCCGAGCACTCCGGAAGGTCATGCCGCACGTGTCGAGAGTGGTGGGCCTGACCGGAACGCCAAGCCCTAACGGGCTGATGGATCTCTGGGCTGAGGTCTATCTCCTGGATAGAGGTGAGAGACTTGGGCCGACACTTGGATCCTACCGGGAGAAGTACTTCCGGCCCGGAGCAAGGAACGGCTACATCGTCTACAGATGGGAGCCCTACAGCTACAGCCAGAAGGAGATCGAGAAGAAGATCAGCGACATCTGCATCAGCATGAGTGCGGACGATTATCTGACAATGCCGAAGAGGATCGACAACGTCATCCCGGTGCAGCTGTCAGATCAGGAGATGGAAACCTACAACCGGATGGAGCAGGAGCAGCTTCTCGTCCTGGAGGATGAGGATGATGCAGTCGTAGCCCTAAACGCTGCGGCAGTGATGACGAAGCTCTTGCAGATCGCGAACGGTTCCGTCTATACAGCAGGGCACGACGTCCTTCGGATCCATGACGCGAAGCTCGAAGCCCTGGAGGAAATCATCGACACGACCGGGGAGCCGGTGCTGGTCTTCTACAGCTACAAGCACGACCTCGAAGCGATCCAGAAGAAGATCAAAGGAGCGAGGATCCTTGAGGGGCCTGACGACATTGCAGACTGGAATGACGGCAAGGTGCAGGTGCTCTTAGCACATCCCGCAAGCGTCGGCTATGGCCTCAACCTACAGGACGGCGGCCATGTGATCGTGTGGTACGGCCTCACCTGGAGCCTGGAGCTCTACCAGCAGGCCAACGCCAGACTATACAGACAGGGGCAGGAGAAGCCGGTGATCATCCACCATCTGATCGCATCCGGAACGGTGGACGAGGAAGTCATGGATGCACTACAGCACAAGGACATGAGCCAGGCGGCACTCCTGGCAGCGTTAAAAGAGAGGAGAACAAGATGAGGATATACATCAGCGGCCCGATCACGGGCATCCCGAACTACAGGAAGAACTTCCAGGAGGCAGTGGCCAACCTTCGCTGGCGTGGCTATGACAATCTGATCAACCCGGCCGAGATCTGCGAGGTGCTGCCTCCGGAGCATACGACCTACGAGGAATATATGAGCGTGGCGATGGATCTCTTGCAGATGGCTGACGCGGTCGTTCTTCTCCCGGGCTGGGAGAAGTCAACGGGATGCAACAGGGAGCTGGGCTATGCAATGGCGACCGACAAGCTGATTTTAGATTATGCGACAATACTGGAGGGAGGGGTTCAAGATGGAGCTATCTGAGACTTTTGACTATCTGATGCAGATCCGGAAGAAGGAGAACGCCATCAGACGCATGACGCTGAGGTGTGAGGAGCTGAGGAGCTGCCTGCTGCCGGGTGCGATCAGATACGACAAGGACAGGGTGCAGACGTCACCACAGGACAAGGTCAGCGAGATCATCGCAAAAGTGGACGAGTTGGAGAGACTGATCGAGGACCTGAGGACAGAGAAGGCGATGCTGGTCATCGAGATTGGGGACGCGGTGGAGCTTCTGACAGATGACAACGAGAAGACCGTGCTGGCTGAGTTCTACATCGGCAGGGTGCCGATGAGCAAGGTGGCCAGTGACATCAACTACAGCATCCAGCATGCGTACAGGCTGAGGAAGAGAGGCGTCCAGCATCTCGGGGAGGTGCTCTGATGGAAAAGTTCAAACTATACCGGGGCGACTGTCTGGAAATGATCAAGAACATCGAACCGGCGAGCATCGACCTCGTCCTGGCGGATCCTCCGTACTCTTCCGGAGGGACTCATGCAGGAGACAGGAAGGCGAGCACCACGGCAAAGTACACCGACAGCGACTTCAACGGAGCGGCCAAGCTCCCGCCCTTTTCCGGTGATAACATGGATCAGAGGAGCTTCACGGCCTTCATGAGATGGGTGTGCAGCGAACTCCGTCAGAAAACGAAGGAGGGGGGGGGATCCTCGAGATGTT